GTAAAACGCACGTCGGTGTAATCGTCTAACGAATAAGGGCCGAACGTGGACTCAGGCCCGTTGGGCGTGAATCGGGTCTTAAACGACATGGTCACCTGCCCCTGCGTTTTCTCGTCCGGGAGCAGCTTGGTCACCACTGCAACCGCATCCCCGTTGCCGATTTCTATGGCGCCGCTCTCCGCGTAGCGCGCGCCAAGCAGCGGCGAGTTGGCCGCGGTCCAGCCCTGTTCGTGCGAGTAAACGTAACCGTCTGTGCTGGCCGCAAACGGATAGCGAAAAATGCCACCCGCGGTCCACGCGGTGCGCGCCATCTGGCCGATGCTCCAGTGGTTTTCGCGATAATTCCAGAGCACATACCGGTCATTTTCGGTCGAGGATGCGCTAGGGTAGAACCACCATATTTCGGAATGCTGCGGGTTAGCGCCAGCATAAACCTTGCTGATCTGGTTGGTGTTGATGTCGCCGAAAACATAATCGTGAACGTCGCACGGCAAAATCCCAGCAGCGCCGTCATATTTATAGAAGTTGTCAACACCCATCCACACAGCAAACGTGTCGCCGGCCGCGATAGCGTTGGCGCCGACAACGCCGCAAAACGACCCGACCCGCTCAAATCCGTAGATATATGGCAACCCGACATAGGTCATGATGTGCGCATCAACGTCGGTGACAATTAAGGTCTGACCGCGGACGCGGCGCGCGGCCTTAATCGTGCCGCTGGTTTGCAGCTCCTGATCCCCGGCCGTAGTCGTCGCTGTGACCGTCCACTGGTTGCGGTCCTCTTGCGATGACCACTGGACCTTGCGGCCGTTGCCACCTGCCCCAAGCGCGACCAGATGCCGCTCTGGCGTGACGAGCACCCCGAGGTTGGACACAGGCGCGTTTGTGACCGTGGTGGCCACGCTGGCCGTGTTGAGCGTCCACTCGAAGAGGTTGCCGTTGTGGGGCGCCACTGCGACCAGATACTCGCCCCATGTATCAAAGGACCACGTCGCTACATCCAAAATAGCGCCGCCAGATGCGGCCCGGGCGGTGCCGAACGTGCTAGCACCAAAAGGCCCAGTGCCATAGCCAAGACCGTAAACCGCATCGACGCGGCCGGCAGTCAGCCCGGCCGGGGTGATGTCGTACAGCGTCCCGGAGTCGTTCCACGCATACAGTTTGCTGTTGGTCCCGACTGCCAAATAGCGCTGGATGCCCAACGAACGCCACGAAAACAAACCCCGGCAGACACCCGTGAATGTCGTTGCCGTTTGTCTCTGCCACCCGCCAATCGGTAGCAGCATCCCGCTGGACCACCGCACGAGGTTTGCGTCAAACCAACGGCCACCCACAGAATATTGTGTGCCGTTGCGAACGACCCCTGCGGGGAGTTTAAGCGGAACCAGCGCCATCAGGGTTCTTTTCGGAAAATTTCGATTGCCGAGATAACAGCGCCAACAGCTAGACCAATCTGCTGCACGGCCTCGGGGTTAACCCCAACGCCCATCGTGCCCGCCATGATAGCGGCACCGCGCCAAGTAGACGGTTCCCGCGCCCGATCTAGAAAAAACTTAAGATTCATGGAGGCCCCTCCTATGGAAGGTTAATCAGGTTCTCGGCCACGCGCCGCGCCCAGCCGCGCCCAAAAGTGCTAAACGTGTGAAGCTCAGTCATAAATTTAAGCCGCTGACCGTTGTAGACCGCGGCCAGCTTGTAAGGCTCCATTGCCACCACGGCGCTCAGGGTCTTGTGCCCGATGACGCCATCGTCAGTGACGCCCACGGCCCGCTGAAGCCACTTGATGGCCTGCCGGACGCCGCTGTTGACGGCGGCGTCGAACACCGCGAACCGCGCATGCTTGGGCAGTTCATCGGCGTGGATAACATCCCAGAAGTCGCGCAGGTATAGCGCCTTGGCCCGCTCCAGCGTCAGCCCGGCGATGTCCTCGCCCGGATAGGCGCGTTTGGATACGCCGAATTTCGTTTCGCCTCCGGGGTCTTTCGGGTCGTTGACGTAACCGCCCTCGTGCCCGATAAGTACCTTAAATGCTTCATCAAATGTCATTCTTTGTCATCCGATGCGATTTTGATGCCGGTAATCAGGCCAATGAACCCGCCGACAATGGTTTGAAACGCGGGGAGCACGGCTTCAAATATTTTGTTGTTATCGACCTTTTCGTCAAACAACCCGATCATCATCCCAAAAACCATCCCAAACAAAATAGTCGATAGCGTAACCGTAGCAATAAGCGTCACCCAGACCGACAAATTTTCTCTCATTACTTCCCGAGCCCCTTGACTGCCGCCGCCACAATGGCCACTGCCGATGCGATCCCCGCGGTCCACTTCACGACGCTGACGATGTATCCGGCCGTTTCCCAAGCCCGAACCAGACCGCTTACCTGATCAGTCAGCTCGCCTACCCGGTTGGTGAGATGCTCCACATCCTTGCGTAACAGCGCTAGCTCCACGTCGTTCTGCCTTCGTTCTAGATGTTCAGCCACCGGACACCCCGATAAGCCGGAGCAGTTCCGGAGTAGGTTTTTGTAGCGCGGACGATTTAATGGCCTGCGCGGCAAGCTCGCGCAAATTGTCGACGCGCGCGGCTGCATCCCGGCTTTGCTTGGCTGTCTCGATCAGGAGCATCGGCATGGCCGCGATGGCACAGGTGTACTTGTCGATGGTCTCACCCGTCTGCGGGTGCTGGCCTTGCAGATGGATGTGCCAGCAGCAGGCATGCTCGGCGCATTCGTCTTTGATCAGGGGGCAGATGGTCTTCACGGCGGCTAGGTCTTGGTGATGACGTGCATGTCGTAATACTGCAAGTCCATCGTCATCGGATGGGTGTGGCCGCTCGCAGCGTTTTGCGACGCGGTAGTCGTCGCTGTTGCGGTGTATGCAAACCCGTAATCGCTATTGTCGCCACCGAGTGTGGCGCCTGCCGGAAAACTGACCCGGTCGTAATTGTGGCTATGCGACGGCAGGCCCGACTGCGCCGCGGTCAGCGTCGTTGAGTCGGTGGTCTTAGCGGCCGAGAAAACGGTCGTCCATGTGTCCGTACCACCGGAGCTGGGGGTCGCGGAAACAATCCGCAGGCCTTTGTTGGTTTGCGCGGCAATCGTCCAGCCGGTGGGCACCGAGCCCGTGCCGGCCGCGCTGGGGCGGAACAGCGTCTGGTTGCCGGATACAAACTGCAAGCCACTTGCGGTGTCCGCGTAGGTCTTGGTGACAGCGTCGGTGCCGACCGTTGGCGCCGCGAGCCCGGTGATTTTGAACCCGCCCATCGGAAAATCAGCCGTGGCGCCTGTCGTGACCTTCAGCGTGGTGAACTCAGCACCCCCGTCCTTCAGCAAAGCGCCGTCGATTGTTACGCCCGACGCCGCGGTGCGCTCGGCAATCGCGTTTGTTTCGATGCTGCCGGTGATGACAATCTTTTTGCCGGCGCCGATGTTGATGCCGACCGACGTGCCCGTCCCGGCCGCGCTGAAGATGGCATCCAGCAAGTCGATGTCGGTGTTGAGCTTAGCGCCCCATGTGTCCGCGCTGGCACCAACCTCCGGTTTGGTCAGAGACAGGTTGGTGGTAGTGGTATCTGCCATCGGAGGCCCTCTTTATGCGGCGGCGGACCAGCCGCCCGGTGGTACTGTTTGCGCGGTCCACGTCTCGGCCGGGGTCGCTTGCGCGGCCCACGGATCATCTGGCGCAGTTTGGGGGGTCCAAGTCGCCGCAGACGTTGCAATTGGGCCCCATGATTCGCCGGTATCAATTGCGGGAAGCCATTGGATAGTAACAACGCTTCCGGCGTAAATTGAACACTCACCACTGCCGATCAAAACTATAGCGCTTCCCGACACAGTTGCCGGGCCCGCAATGTCTACCGGCCCGCTAACCTCGGCAAGCTGCGCGATAGCACTAGCTACAATCAGCGCGCTGCCATCGAGTAATACCGCGGAAACCAAGGTAGCGCTTGCAGCCGCAACGGCGGAAACGTTGGCCGCAAGTTGAATGGACGTAAACAGGTCGCCGGTTGCCGTCGCAACGGCGGAAACGTTGGCCGCAAGTTGAATGGATGTAGATAAGGCGCCGGCAACAGCCGCAACAGCGGAAACATCTGCCGCGAGCTGAATGGAGGTAAACAGGTCGCCGGTTGCCGATGCAACGGCGGAAACGTCTGCCGCAATCGGCTTAAACGTAAACAGGTCGCCGGCAACAGCCGCAACGGCGGAAACGTTGGCCGCAAGTTGAATGGACGTAAACAGGTCGCCGGTTGCCGTCGCAACGGCGGAAACGTTGGCCGCAAGTTGAATGGATGT